AAAATCGTCTAACGTCTAGTCGTCAACAGACAGAAAACAAAACCTGTTTTACCAGATTCCCTCTGAGAAATACCCATCACCTGCATGGAGAAAATACTACTAAAATTAACCACTAATAACGTGGCACATTCGCCTACTTACACCAAATTTATGCAAGCATTCGTAATCCTTTGCTCTACTACAATTGTCATAGGTTACGGCACGTACAAACTCCGGTATGAGATCTGGAAGGTCTCAGGCGGCCCTTCGTCCGCAACATACTACATCAATTCCTGGTTCAAATATTTTGTGACCTGGCTCCTCAACCGATGCTCCCTGGATCGGAAACGGGTGAGCAGGCTCCAAGCAATTCGTGACCTCATTGATGTCAATTCAACCCACCTTCCATCTCCTTCTAACCCACATTATCAAGAAGCCAGTCTTAGAACTCGCGCCATCACCTGGGCACACGCATACGCTATGCATGCCCAGGCCCCACTCTACTCCTACCAGATGTCGTCAAACGACCAGCGCATGGAGGTTGAGGGCGAGCGCACCTACTTCTGGCCGAAAGACATGAAAGTTACGCCTTCCCCCCCCAAGGACGATGGTACCTCCATCTTCCTCAGTATTGACGTAGATTACTACATCGACATCAACCATCATTTGGCCGGCCGAACCCAGCCAGCCATCATCTACGGCTTCCAGCCCGATTCAGCTGCAGCTTCATCCTCGAACTGCCGTTTCTGTTGGAATGCCGACAATACTGTCACCTACAATAGCCTCGGTGGAGCTGAATATCACCATCCCGTGTGGAATTACAACATAGACACCATTGTCTGTTCGTCAATCCACGGGTGGTCACATCTCACTTCATCTTGGCGAACTACCGTATACTCATGCTCGCGCGTCAAATTCGCCGAACACCGGTACATTACACTATTGGTCCCAATCGCAACAACACATAGCTTCCTTTATTCAATGCTTTTCAATCTCGTTTTCCAAAACTCTTCAATCAAACGTATGAACCCTGTGTCTAATGGGTTCACGCACTTGGTGCGCCATACCCCCGAGGGTGTGCGACACTCTATAGCTCCAGTAGGATCGTATTCTGCTGTCGAGGTGAGTGATTCAGCATACCAACACGCATTGGCAATCAAGTCGATCTCCCCAGCCGGAGCTCACGGCGGCAACCTAATGACAGCAGTCATTACGGATGTCCCGGAAGAAGACCGCTACCGCTCGTCAGCTATGTTGACAGTGTTTATGAGATCAGTTGAGGCTCCTGTCCCATATCACGTCTATCCAATACCACCACTAACATTCCACTACGCGAATCCAGCCACACCACCAAAAGAGTTCAAATTTGGCATGATGGAATACATGCCACCTGTTTACTCAGGAACTTTTGTCCCGCTATCCAGTCTATCCAATGACGCATGGGCCGCATCCGGTCGCGTCGTTAAACTCCGGGATGCCCCCCATGAGAACATGGGGCTGCGTCCGAACATGAACAAATATGCTAAGGAGTTTGCTGACTTTTTCCTACCTCAGAAACACTCTCTTGAACCAGTGTCTTATGAGGAAGTCAGATTGCGAATGGACCGGCCAACACAGCGTGAGCGGCACGACACCGCTCTCATACAAGACCCTCATCTCAGCTTCGATGATAAACTCGAAAGCTTTGTTAAGAAGGAGTCGTATGATGAAGTCAAAGAACCCCGGATGATCACAATGTTTCCCGGGTCGACCACAGTCGAGTACGCGCGGTTCATCTACGCGCTCAACGACCACATCAAAACCATGAAATGGTATGCCTTCGGCAAGAATCCCGCGCAACTAGCGCAGCGGGTCGTCGAGGTCTGCCTCGGGTCCAACTTCGTCATCGAAGGTGATGCCTCCCGCATGGATGGTCGCATATCGCAGGTCGTCAGATTCTTTGAGCTCTACCTTCTTTACCACTGCTTCACAGCATTTTATCACTCTGTTCTAGAAACATTACACATGGCCCAGTACAATAGATTTGCTCGTACCATGCATGGCTTTAAATACTTTTTGGAGTATGGCCGTGCTTCTGGTTCCATGGAAACATCATTCTTTAATTCATTCCTTTCTGCTCTCATGTGCTACATGACATACAGACGCCAGGGCCTCTCACCGGAGGCCGCTTGGAACAAGTTGGGCGTCTATGGAGGCGATGACACACTCAGCGCCGACATCGACCCCGTCCTGTATGTAGAAACAGCCGAGTATTTTGGACAGATTATGAAGGTCCGCATTGTTCGACCACCAATGTGCCCCACTTTTCTTGCCCGAATATTCCTCAATCCATGGACTGGAATCCCTGACTCGATCTGTGATGTGCCCCGCGCCCTCCGCGGTCTGCACCTCCGAGTCGCCTCAGGCCAAAATCTCACACTTAAACAAAATCTCGAACAGAAGCTTGCTGGATACGCACGAACCGATTTCCACTCCCCTATTTTCCGTGTTATCATCTCAACTTTGTGCCACCTAAACTGGAACCTAGACGGTCAACCAGATACATGGTGGGGCCAATTCCACAAAGATGTCCAGTGGCCCAACACTCTTGAAGCAGTCATACAACATGAACGTTTAGCAGCACCTTATTTCTATGACTACAATTCACTCATGGCTTGGTCCGATCACTGCCGCGCAACAAATGAATTTCATCAGATTCCATGCGTCATGTTCGGCGATATCAATTACATTACATCATTTTACACAGCATATTACTCACATTCCAAGCTATTGATCGCAGAGTTCTGCGGTGCTCCCGTTGTACAAAACCTAGATCCTGCAAAGGATCCCCGGGGTAAGAAGAAGAGCACCAAGACGGACGCTGGGGGCGCCCGAAAAACAAACGACAAGGCAGAAAGTTCGTCGGCGGAAGGGAAACGCCGTGCATATGCGAAACGCCATGAGTCCAGTCTGAAGAAGACGTGACTCTTGCTGCTGGGCCTGGTGAACCTCATAGCCAGGGTATTAACTAAATACCTAAGCCCCAAAGCATATGAGAACAACTCAACAACCGAACATCACTTCGAGACCAATAACCAAACCAAAACACACATTGAAAACGATCACCACTATCTTACGATGGCTCCTAACAACCCCCGCCGCCCAACGCGCCGCTCAAACCGCAATCGAAGAAACACCAACAACAATCCCCAGCAACGACGCCGATCTGGTCCTCGTCCCTCCACCGGACAGCGGATTACAGTGTCAAGACGACCCAATGCAAGTGTCATCGCCAGCATGTCTGAATGCTGCCGACGATACTGTGCATCCCTCGTTGCTCCATGGAAAGAACTCGCTCCCTGCCTTCCCCAAGGCAACCCAGTTATCCCCTCTGTCAAGTTACATGCCAGAGCATTCGGGACAGCAATCGCCAACACTTATGGTTGCGCCTGGGTCTCTTTCAATCCATACACGGGATGTTGCTCCGACCTCGGCTCATTCTACTCCTCCGCCGCCAATAGCGCCCAGACAAACACAACTGATCTTTCCGACGCCCACGCCGTCCAGGTTAGTTCGAACTCACCGTATGTCGCCGCAGCAATTCAACAGATGCGCGTTGTCTCCGCGTCGGCTTGCGTCCAATATGCAGGCTCCAACTACAACGAAGGAGGAACATACTTCATTGCAGAACACCCCCAACACCAGTCAATAGACACACTAACCACTAGCAACCTCATTCAGCTGGGTGGGTCCATGAAAGCTGTCAATCGACAGCAAGTAGTGTCACTATGGTCAGGACCTAAAGACCAAGATGACACGACTTTCTCGCCCACTTCAAACTATAACTCTGCTTCTGGTTTCACTCATGCTATCATCATCACGGGAACTACACCAAATAACCCATTCAACATCATGGTCGATATCAACTATGAGCTCATCCTCAATGGATCACAACAACAAGCCACTATCTCCCACTCCGACCCCCAGGGTGGTGGCGCCGTAGCGACAGCAGTCAGCCGATTGCAAACCTCCGGCGTCAACACCCCCCCAGGATTTCTGTCCGGCATCGTCAAGGCCGTGTCAGAAGTCGCTGCTGGATCTGCCAATGCACTCGGTCAGTCCATTGGCAAATCGCTTGGGAATCGTGCCGCTGACTTCTTCTTCAAAGGTCCTGCCAATCGCCTCTCCTACCCCCTCATCGAGGAGATAGGCGAATCATCAGCACTCGCTCTACTCTAACAACAAAACAAAACAAACCTCAACGCCAGAGAGAAATCCAGACCCCCAGTCTGAGAACGCCC